CGCACACTCTCGGCTGCCGATATTACGTCCGATCGCGAGCTTGGTGTGCGCTTTGGCGTCGCGGCCGGGACGATCAAGAAATGGCGCGAGGCATACCCCGAATTCCAGGCCGCGATCGATCGGGGCGCGACACAGCTCATCGAAGAATGCACTGAGCTGATGCTGGGCCACGCCCGTGGAGGCAGCGAGGCGGCAGCCCGTTTCTTGCTCGAACGGCGTTCGGCTGCGTTCCAGGCCAAATCGCAGGTTGACATACAGGCGCATGTTACCACACTAGATGAGACACTGCGCCGGCGGGCCACGGCCCCGGTGACGATCGAGGAGCTTGCCGAGCGCGGGCTGCTGATTGATGGTGATAGGGACTGATTTGCCATAATGGTTGTTATGCGAATGGGTCGGGAGCCGCGATGAAACACCTGTCGGACGCCGAATTAGCCGCGGCCGCCAAAGCTGGCGCATGGATCTCCGCCGACGACCTGGCAAACGTGGAGGCCGAACGCCAGTCCCGTGATGCCGTGCGCTCGAACGCAGCCATGCAGATGCTGGCTGGCGCGGTCGGCGATGTGCGTGTCAAAGTGGATGCGCATACGGCGCTGAAGCTATTCAAGGACATGCAGCCCTAGATGCGGCACGGGACCAAAGTCTATGGCGGCTTGCGCGGCACACCGGCCCCGCCGCCGGTCAAGGGGCGCGATGGCGGTCGTGCCGATTTCCTTAAGCCGTTGCCCCGGCTCGATTACGAGCGGATCACCGAAGACGATCTGCTTTCCAGCCAGCTTCTGCGCCTCAACACGCTCTACCGCATCGTGGACAAGGATGGCGTGCTGCATGATTTCCGGATGAACCGCGAACAGTGGGATTTCTTCCGGAATATGCACAATAAAAACATAATACTTAAAGCCCGCCAAAGGGGTTTTACTACACTAATCCAGTTATTCTTGCTCGATACTGCACTATTCCGCCCCAATACATCTTGCGGCGTCATTGCGCACACCAAGGACGACGCGGAGAAATTCTTCGACCTCAAGATAAAGTTGGCTTACGATCACATCCCTGCCGACTTCAAGGCCCGGCACCTGCCACGCCAGGTCCGCAGCAATGAGGGTGAGCTGAAGTTCGCCAACGGGTCGATTATCAGCGTCGGCACCTCGATGCGGTCGAGCACGCTGCAATATCTGCACATTTCCGAATTCGGGAAGCTGTGCGTTAAATTCCCCGAGAAGGCCGACGAGGTCGTGTCCGGCGCGCTCAACACGGTGTCGGCATCCAATTGGGTGACGATAGAGAGCACGGGTGAGGGGACGCACGGGCATTTCTTCGACATGGTGTCCGAGGCGCGCAAGCTGGCGGAGCATGACCAGGAACTTAGCCCGATGGACTACAAGTTCTTTTTTTATCCCTGGTGGACGGCGCACGACTATAAGCTGTCGCAACAGCAGGCTCCGACCGATGCTGACAGCAAATATTTCCTGGAGTTGCAGGACCAGAGCAACATCTATCTGACCGGTGAGCAGCGCAATTGGTATGTCGCCAAGATGCGTGAGCAGAAGGAGAGGATGTGGAGGGAGTACCCCTCGACGCCTGACGAGGCCTTCCGGGGCCTGATCGAAGGTGCGCCGTTGTCGCGCATGATGGCGCAGCTCCGGCGCGACGGACGCATTCGGCCATTGCCCTGGCAGCGTGGTCTGCCGGTCAATACGTTCTGGGATCTGGGCCGCAACGATAAGACCGCGATTTGGTTTCACCAGCGCGTTGGTTTTGAGGACTGGTTTATCGACTATTACGAAACCAATTTCCAGCCCATCGAGCACTATGCGCGTGTGCTGATCGACCGGCCCTATGTCTATGGCGAGCACTATCTGCCGCATGATGGCGAGGTCGTCGAGCTGTCGCGCACCGATGGCAAGTCCCGGCTCGAAATCCTGGAAGACCTGGTCGACGGCGACTGGCAGATCGTGGACCGCATCGCTACCGAGGAAGAAGGCGTCAACATCACGCGAAACGCGATGGGCAGTTGTTATTTTGACACGGAGAAGACGGCCAAGGGCGTCGTGTGCCTGGAGAATGTGCGTTATCGCTTCGACAAGAACCTCCAGGAATTTCAGCCGCATCTCATGCGCACGCAGCACAAGCATGGCTACGATGCTTTTGCGCAATGGGGGCATGGCTACCGGCACCGAAAAGGGCTGACGCCACAAGCGGCTAGTGATAATGCTTTGAGCAGGGCTGCCACGCTTCAGGCCACGCGTCGCGGCGCATCTCGGTACACGGCCGACAAGACAGATTGGAGAACATGAGATGGGTGCACGTGTCGGCCGTGGCGTAAGCGGCAAGCGGGGCCTTGGCTCCGGTAGCGATAGTCACAAGACCTCGACATCCAAGCCCGCCAAGGGCGCGGATATGCCCAAGACCAGCGGCTCTGCCAAGGGCGGCAAATCCGGCGGCAAGGTCAAATACTGATGGATACTACCGAAACGAGCGGCGCCGTCGAGTCAACGTACGGGGTAAATTCCCCGTACGTTGACCCCATATGGCTTCGTCAGCGGTCTCTTGAGCTTGCTGTGCAGGCATATCCGGGCGTGGGGCCGCACACCTTGTGTGAACATGCCCTGGTTTTTGAGACCTATCTTCGCGATGGTCAGGGCGGATAATGGGCATGGTGGATGACAGCCGGGAGGTTGACGAACGGTTCGTCATTCGTCGCATCCAGCGCGAGCTTGACGCGGGCATCGGCAGTGACGAGGGCGATGTCTCCGATGTCCGGCAGGCCATGTTCTCGCGATACTATGGTGAGCCCTATGGCAACGAGCGTGCCGGATATTCCAAATATGTGAGCCGTGAAGTCTTCCAGGTCGTCGAGTGGGCGCTCCCCTCGATCCTGCGCATTTTCACCGGCTCGACGCGCACCGTGTCGTTCAAGGCACGCAATGCCGAGGATGTCGCGCAAGCCAAGCACGAGACCGAGGTCGTCAACCAGTTGTTCGCCGATGGTGCGCACGACAGCGGCTTCATGGTGCTCTACAACCTCGTCAAAGACGTGCTCATGTACCCCAATGATTACGTGCGCGTCACGCCGGTCGAGACCGAGAACGGCCGCAAGGTGCTTGTCGAGGTGCTTCCGCCTGACGCGGTGGTGATCTCCAGCCATCATGCGCATCTATCGCTGGAGCGCGCGCGCTTCGTGGCGATCCGAGAGCGCAAGACCCGATCCGAGCTGATCGAAGCCGGGTATTCCGAGGACGATCTCGTGGACCTTGGCCCCGGCGAAGATGACGACACCTGGAATGATGAGCGCATCACCCGGCATTTCTATACGGATGAAGATCCGCAAGAGCGCGACGACGAGTACGATCTCGAAGCCGATGAGATGTTCTGGACGCACACCTGCTATATGCGCCTGGACGCCGATGGCGACGGTATCAGCGAACTGCGCCGTATCGTCATGGCCGGGTGCAAGATCCTGGACAACGAGCCGATCGATCATATCGAGCTGATCGCCACGTCGGCGATCCCGATCCCGCACAAGCATATCGGCATGAGCTACGCCGAAAGTGTGGCGGACTTGCAAGAGCTGTCCACCGTGCTGATCCGGCAGTTGCTGGACAATATCTACAAGGCCAACATCTCGCGCAAATATGTCAATGAGCGCGGAATTACCAGCGATAACAAGACGATAGACCAGCTTTTAGACCCTGAAAGCGAGATCGTCGTCACGCGTGGTATCCCGTCCGAGACTATCCAGCCCGAGGTCAACACGCCTGTCATCGCCGACATTGCCGCTGTCATCGAACAGATGCGCGATGCTCCGCAGATGCGCTCCGGCGTTGCGCCGCAACTGTCGCTTGATCCGAGCGTGCTGGAGAAGTCCACGGCAGGCGCGTTCATGGGCGCGCTCGATCAGGCCAGCCAGCGCCTGGAGCTGCTTGCCCGCATCTTTGCCGAGACGGCCATGGTGCCGATCTTCCAGAAAATGCACTATCTGCTGCGGACCTATTTCAAGGAGCCGCTCGACATCGAGGTGTCCGGCAGTTGGGTGCAGGCCAATCCGGCGGAGTGGAAGCCACGCAGCAATATGCATGTGCATGTCGGCCTCGGCTTCACTAACAAGCAACTGAAAATCCAACTGCTTCAGGGTGTACTGGCCATCCAGCGGGAGGCCATGGGCATCGGCCTTGTGGACGCGAAAAAGATCTACGCCGCGCTGGAACAGATGATCGAGGCCTCGG